TGTCAGGAAAATCAAAATTGAATATACAAGCATGATAATGAGGTCGACCAAAGGTTTCACCATATTCACCGCAATGATAAAATCGAATGTTAGAACCAAAACGTTTGCGCAAACGTTTCATGAATTTTTGAAAATGTGATACATCAAGAGAATAATCAGAAGGTAAATGATCATCATTATAAGTAAGTGTAATAAAGCAATTATGCTCGTATAGACTAGCTTCATGTGCACACCTGATAGCCCATTGCCTAGAGCGCTCAAGACGGCAGCCAATGCATTGACCGCAAGGAATAGAAAGTGGAAGATCATAGTATCCATCTTTAAAAGTAAACGAAATACCGCGTTTTCCAGATGGATTAATAGTTTGAGAACGGTAAGCCTTAAGAGGAGAATAGCAAGTCATAAGATAACTCCGATCTTGCAAGACTAGACAACTACTGTTATAGTTGATTGCAAGCTTTGAAGATGGAAGACCCCGTGCGCTAGTCCCGCACGGGGTTTTTGATTATAACCGAATGCCACCTCTCATAGGAGAAGCAGAAAGACCGTTTTTACGATGTACAGAAGAAGCCGTTTTAGAGAAAAGTTTTTTAGATTTTTTAGTGTACATTTTTTTTCTTTTTTTCATGATAGCACCTTTTTTTTGGAATTATAAATAACGGGGGAGGGACTGACTGGTGTCAGTCCGAACAGTTACATCAAGTGATGTAACTGTTCAAAGAGCTAGAAGCTCTTATTTTTTAGTCGTAGAAGCAGGCTCTACAGCACTGCTACCCGCCGCGCCTCCTGCTACGCCAGCATCTGGCGTGCGCTCCGCAGGAGGCAGTCGGCGTACTGCGAGGCCCATATCGACCATGGCATCGAGATTGGCCGGATTAGATGCAAAATCGACAAAACGACCAGGGTCGTTATTGAATTGGGAGCGGATTTTGGACGGGAGACTCATAAACATCTCTTGAGCACGATTAACTTGATTGATAGACTCATGATAGTCACCAAAGTTAGAAAAGTCTCCATAAGAGCCTTCAAAACGATTGAAATGAGAGATGACGCCATCGCGTTCCCAACGTTTAAGTATGTGATTAATATCACATTCATCACGGAAAGACTGCTTAGTACGAGAAGGAGAAGTAAAATGTAATTGAGTACGAACTCGGTAAGGAGAACGGAAACAGGTAAAAGTAGGAATAGTAGAGTGAGAAGTAGAAGATTGAGAAGATTTAGACATATAGTGCTCCTATATAAAGAGTTAACGACGAGAACGGGCAGGGACAGCATTTTTACTTAGACCAAGAGTATTAGCAAGACGATCAACATAAGCGAGAGCACGGCCAAAACGTGTACGCTCAACAGCCGATAGATTCTCAGCACGAGCAAGCTGAGCAGAACGAAGACGCTCACTAGAACGTATATTGAGAGCGCTGGCAGCATTAACCCGCTGCTGACTAACACCAGTATCAGCGTTGACGCGATTAAGATTTTCGAGTGCAGCGACATTTTTAGCAGATGCTGACGCAAGCTGCGCTTCCTCCATGTTTTTTTCAAATAAAGCATGATTGACATCCAGTTGAGTGGCTTTAACGTTAGAATCCATTTTAGTGTTCTCAGTTTGAGCACGAATATTATCGAGGTCGGCTTTGAGCCGCATAGAATGCATAGCAGAAGAAACAGCAGGTGTAAGAGTGTCCTGAGCGGGGATACCAGCCCCAGCAGGAGAAGAGGCCCCAGGGCCTCTAGCAGAAAGTATAGGATTAAGGCCAGCAGCTTTTAGATCAGCGACTTCACGCTGATGCGCGGTATTAGACATACGCTCTTGGAAAGACATCTGAGATTCAGATATATCGCGGTTTGCGGCATTCTGCCGCTCACCGCCGATAAAACTAAGAAGAGAGCCGCCAGCGGCAGCCGCAGCAAGAAACGGAAAAGCCATAAGAACTCCTAGAAGTGGTCAATTAGCCCAGGTACAGAGTAGATAGGCATAGGGCGGGCACACTTATATTTAAAGTAGCTATCAAAGATAAATTCTGGCTCCGAAGTAACAGCGAGAACGCGAGATAAAGGGGGATTTTCGACAATAAAATCCTCATTAAGTAAGGGAAGAGAAGCAAAATCTTGCGCAAGATGCCAAGTATCTAAAGAAGCAGCATCGTTAGAGCGGAGAATACCAGTAATAATTGAAGGTTTATAACGATATTCTGCAAAACGTTCTTGATAACCAAATACTAGATCATCGTCAGGAGTGGCCTGGGCATAAATCTCTTTATTAAGAACAGCTTGTTCACCCAAATGAGCAAGAGCTGGCCAAAAGAAATCCCAACGAGTAGAACGCGAAAACATGCGATTGAGACCTTGCTGATAGTTAAGATCAGCACGAACGGAAACAAGACCAATAACAATAGAATGCTCGGTAAATGATTTAACAAAACCATGGCCATTCAAAGCAACGGTACCAAAAGCAGCTAAGTTACCCTGTGGGGTAACACCTACAGCAGTGTTTGAAGTCTGAGGAACCGGAGAAATATTAATAGGTTGAGAACCACCACCCAAGTACTCAGGACGTTGTAAACGAGCGTCAGGAGATGTAACACCAAAATGTGCTTTAATCACTTCCGTATAACGAGTACCACCACGAGCATCACGCTCGTAGAGCTTTTGTATCTGAATAGCTTGACGAAGTTCGTTGACGGTAGCAGCGGTTACATTAGACAAATCCGCGCGAATATTAGGAAAACCGTTATTATTAGGATCCTCTTCAATATAAAGAGTATTAGTCCCGGATCCATCCTGAGCAGTTTGTCTATCAGAATAAATAGTAGCACCTGTACCATCAGTCTCATAAGCATTAACGTTACCGCTGGTAAACGTTTGAGAAGCCATACCTAAGCCAGTAATTGGAGCATCACCAGTCAAAGGTAAAGAAACAGCCGGACCTTTTTGAGGCCAAGGAAGACAAGATGTAAAATAATCGTGGCGCTTGCCACGTTTTAAAAGCACATAATCAGCAGGATCATCAGGACCATCATCTTTATCGACGACTACAGAATCTTGAAGGTTTTGATCACGAAACCATTCATTGTAAATCAAATTATAAGCGCGATGATAAAGAGCCATGTGTTTAAGACCGGCAATTTTAGTCGGAATTCCGAAATAATCCGAAAGAGATTGGTTGGCGTAACCACCGACAGGAGCAGTCATAATAGGAACAGTAAAATCAGTGGAATCATCAGGATTTAATTGTTCTCCATTAAATTTTTGCCAATTATCCCATAGAAGACGGATAGGAACAGCAAAGAAAAAAGAATCTAAGAAAACATTATCCATAAAAGGATGAAGAGGAGTAGCAAGACGACCAAAAGCAGACATACGGAGGTTAAAGGTATCGCCTGGCAACGCCTCGTCAACAAATACAGGAACAAGATTGCCCGCATCAAAAGTAGTTTTACAACCATGAGATCGATCAAACTGAGACCTTTGAATTTCAGCTTTTGGCACTTTGGAAAAGTTATGAGACATTACAGATTGCATAGCAAAACTCCAATAATATTAATTAAACAGCATTTTTAAATTCAATTGCTAATCCAAGAGAAACTGGAGTAGGTAAAAGAGTATATTTGGCAGTGCACTCATCGTAATCACCAAGCTCAAACAGAGTAAAATCAGCAGGATATTTAGAAAACTGATGTTGTTCATTATTAGCCGAATCTGTGAACATGCGGATCGCAGCACCGCGCGAAACCGCGCAAAAAGGTTGCAAATAACACTCAGCTTTTGAGTCGTACACAGTGAAAACTTTGAGATTTTTAGGCATATCGTAATATCCTCATCATTTTTAGTTGACATAATAATTACTCCACATTGCGTGGTAATAGTTTCAGACGCGCAAGTTGAACTTCTTCACGAACGGCAAGACGTTTAGGCGTATTATTAGAAGCATGTTTTTTAGAATTGATCTTGCGCTTACGTTTTAGCTTATTAAATTGATCAGGGCTTAACAACTCATATTGAGAGTCATAATACTTAGGGGGACGCATTTTTACATTATCTATGACAATAAAATCACTAGGGTAAACATCAGAAGTGTATTGATCGAACCACCCTTTACCAATGCCAGGGCGGCGAGACATAGTGGTATATTCAGGCTTAAGATAAGTAACAACACCATCATCATCAATACGCATATAATGATCATCGGCAGCATCGCCGGTAATCTTTTTCATAATATAACGTGCAACATAAGCAGCAGACTGAAAAGTAACTGCACCAACAGACGAATAACCATACGGCCAAAGATCAGAAAGTGCTTGAGAAGTATAAAGACGATTACCATTAATTACCCGCCAAAGCTTTTTGTCAGGAAAATCAAAATTGAATATACAAGCATGATAATGAGGTCGACCAAAGGTTTCACCATATTCACCGCAATGATAAAATCGAATGTTAGAACCAAAACGTTTGCGCAAACGTTTCAT